TCTTGATTTAATGGCTTCCAAAGATCTTGCATCAGGTTTCTGTCAGGCAAATATACTGAAGTACGGAAGTAGGTATGGAAACAAAGACGGAAAGAATAAGAAAGACTTGATGAAAGTCATACATTATGCTATGCTATTAGCACACTTTGATGGACACTATGGCGAACCATCAATGCCCTCTGGTAACTTTGAACAAATGCCATGAAATTACGTCCGACAACAACTACAACTATGAACTTAAGTGATAACACACTCGGTATTCTAAAGAACTTTGCAGGTATCAATAATTCTATTCTTGTAAAGGAAGGTAATCAACTTCGTACTATCTCAGTAATGAAAAACATTCTTGCTGAAGCAGAGATACCAGAAGATTTTCCTCGTCAGTTTGGAATCTATGATTTGAATCAGTTTCTAAATGGTTTAAGTTTACACTCAGATCCTAACTTGGATTTTACTGAGGAATCATATCTTACTATTAGTGAAGGTAGAAGAAAGGTAAAGTATTTCTTTGCTGATCCACAGGTTATTATTGCACCTCCAGAGAAAGAGATTACACTTCCAACTGAAGATGTTTGTTTTCAGTTAGAAAGTGTTACTTTAGAAAAACTACTCAAGGCAGCAGCAGTTTATCAGTTACCTGATCTGTCTGCAGTAAGTGAGAATGGATCAATTAAACTTATTGTACATGATAAGAAGAATGATACATCTAACGAATTTGCTATCATAGTTGGAGAAACAGATTCAATATTTTCATTTAACTTTAAGATTGAAAATATTAAAATCATACCTGGTGCATATGATGTTGTTATATCATCTAAGTTACTTTCTAGATTCGTTAATAATAAATTGAATCTTACTTACTACATAGCATTAGAACCAGATTCAACATTTGAGTAATGTATCATAACAACTTCTTTACTGATGAACAATGGGAGTGTATAAGAGTGTGTGTAGAAAATGCACCTATACCATATGATATTACAAAAAAGAAAATACCTGCATCAATATTAGAAAAAATAGGACATTCTAAAAAGAAAAAACAAGAGGGTTTACCTATTGTTAAATACGATTTATCACCATATGGAATTATAGACAATGAATAATGTTGGATTAGAAGTTGTCTTTTGGACAATATTAGCACTTTATCTTTTAACAAAGTTAGGAGTGTTTAAAAAATGATTTTACCAGGTTCTACTGTAAAGGTTACTGATGAAAATTCAATTTACAGAGGGTATGTTGGATGTGTTCAGAGAATACAAGGTAAGAAGGCGGCAGTTCTAATGGATCAACATACTCCTTGGGATAAGATGATTACCTTTAGAATTTCTTCACTTGATGAAGTGACAGAGGGTTTTCAATATTATCCAAAGAAAAAATGAAAGAAACTAAATGGACAGCACAAATAATGTTGCAATCAAATAGATTGACAAGAGTAGAGTTCTTTTCACCATCCAATTTAAGAGAGGATGCAGAAGCAACTGTCAAGGCATTATATGGTGTAACTGATGTTCGCCAGTTAAGGAGGATTTGGTCATGAATGAAGTTCAGTTTATAAAACATAGAATTTTTAGAGAGACAGATGCTGTTGTATTCTATGACATATCTGTTGAAGAATCTAACGCAGCAGACTTGGTAATCCATGATGGCCCTGCTACCTCACCACCAGATGATTGTGTGGGTGCAAAGTCTTTTTATATTCATAGTTTTCAAGATGATTACAATAGAGTAGTATCAGGGTCAAGAACATTTGAATTAGTGAACCTACAATGGAAGTATCCATATCATCTTGTCAATCTTACTAGACAGAGTGGCGCTCTGTTGATACCTCGTGGAACATTTCACAGATCAAAATCAGGAGAGGAGGGTTCTATCGTAATCAACCAAGCAAAAAGGTATGATGGATTCGATGCCAGTGCTGAGTTTTATCCTGTATCTGCATCTGAAAACAGAGAACTATACAACGTTTTAAGGAATGAAAAACCTGTTATACATAGTGTAAAGATATGAAAATCATGAAATGGTTGAAGGAGGAGTTTACGAAAACCCCTGGCTATATGAGGGTAAACCTTTTACTTCTGACGACATTGGCGATTTCTTCGGTTACGTCTACCTCATTACAAATAAGACAACAGGTAAAAAGTACATCGGTAGAAAATATTTCGTACAGAAACGCAAGCCTAAGGGAGGCAAGAGAAGAGTCACTAAAGAATCAGATTGGAAGAAATATTATGGATCGTCCCCCGAACTCAAGTCCGACGTATCCGCCTATGGAAAGGAGAATTTTTCAAGAGAGATCTTGTCTCTCCATACAACTCTGGGGAAAACCAACTATGAAGAGACCCGACAACTGTTTATCAATGATGTCTTAACAGAGTCGCTTGACAATGGAGAACCAGCATACTATAATAGCAATGTTCTGGGGAGATACTACAGAAAAGACTACTTTAATGCTTGAGTATATTGAGTATCTGAGTAACTTAGGTGCTGGTAAAATACCTCACCGAGACTCAGATCTTCTTTCACACTCGATAAGAGTCGCTGGTTTAATGTATTCATATGATAGACCTATGAAAGAAATAGTAGCTGCTCTTTTTCATTCAATATATGGCACTGAATTTCAGATGTACAAAATCAATGTTACAAGAGAAGAAATTCAATCTCTTATAGGAAAAGAATCAGAACACATTGCCAATTTATTTTGCACTCTAAATGATAGAGTAAATACCATATTGTATGGCAAACGTCTGCAAGAACCAGACAAAACAACTCTCAGGTGGTTGGAGTATTGTAATATAAAAGATCAAGATCCAGATGCTTCAATCTTAAAAGAGTTTGAGATTGCCTTGCATATATAATACACATAGAATTTGCGAAGAAATGAACCTATTACCTAACGCTGAACTTTTCTTTATAGAAGGTAAAAAATTAGTTAAAAAATCCACTCAAGATTTATTTGATGGTAAAGATATTCTTCTCATAGGTCTTACTGGAGCATTTATGCCCAACGATGAGAAGATGGTCAAAGACTTTGAAAAAAATTATTCAAAGTTTATGGATACATGCTTAATAGGTGATCCTGACCAACCAAATCATATTGAAGATATCTATTTTGTTTCTATGAACGATCCATATGTTATGGAAGCGTGGTGGAAAAAAATGAAAATTAAAAATTGTAAGTATCTACCTGATGGTAGTGGAGCTTTATCTCTAAGACTAAGTGCTCAAGGAGGAATGACACCAAACCAAACTGTTGTTGAGATGTACAACAAAGGTTATGGAAAAAGGTCTTGGCGTTATGTGTTATTAGTAGAAAATAATTGTCAGATGTGTTACGTTGAAGAAGAAACTCCTGATAATATGACTACCAGAGATAATTTAGATTTTGATCCTTACGAGTTAACAACTGCCTCTGCAGCGTTAAAGATGCTTCAATCAAGACAACAAACTTCAACCGTCGCTAAAGTAAATGAGGATGCTAATACTGAGGGTTATATTCCACTATTAGATATAGGAGTAGATCCTAATAATAATCCAGCGAAATTAGAAACTGGTGATTAACAATGAAGATAATAAGTCTGAAATATCTGGAAGAGAATTTTGATGAGATAATTTCACGAGCACAATCTGGTGAAAGTTTTTTATTGGATACTCCAGATGGTCAGATAGCATTAGTTCCAGATAAGAATGTCTTGAAACCTGTTATTGATTCTGGCCAGGCAAGAGATATAGAACACATGTGGAATCATGATGATGGTGCTTGACTTACGAATTAGAATTGTGTATAATAAAGTATATACAATTTTATTATGATTGAAGTACTTGTACAAAATGATCCATACAGGTATGTGAAGATGCCTGATCTACTTGAGAATGGTCAACCAGACTATCGTATACAAAAGTGGAACAATTACAATGGTTACAAAGATATGTACCTTTGTGATAATTTTATGCAATTCAAAACTGCCATTGATGACTTTGAGTATACAAAGTGGTTAGACCCCGCTGGAGTTCCATGTTATATTAAAGATGAATGATGAACCATCAAATTTTGAAAAGGCAAAATTCTTTTCAAAAACAGCATATGATATATTAAAAGGTTTTGTTTCTAATGGGAACCTAATGGTTCCTCCAGAGGTAAAACAAGCACGAATAGATATATGCAGAGAGTGTAATAGATTTGATGAAGATCGATTCTTATGTAAAGAATGTGGTTGTTTTCTAGTAAACAAAGTTAGGTTTACTGCCTCTTCATGCCCCCTACAATACTGGTGATTAAATGGATCAACCCAATTATCAAATAGAAGATTTTATAGGTGTCTTTCCCGATGCTGTCAACCCTAAATTTTGTGACTTTCTTGTAGATTATATTGATCAATCTTCATATGTAAGTGGTAGAAATTATACACATGTAAAAGATAAACAAATCTGTTTAGATGCCTTCTCGCCTGGTGAGTCAAAAAATCTAATGGAGTTTGTTAATGGATGTTTATATTATTATATAAATGAAATATCATACCTGACTAATTTTAATTTCATAAGTGCTGTTGTTCTTTTACAGAAGACCGAACCAACTCAGGGTTATCATATGTTTCATGGAGAGGATATAAATTGGAATTTACAAAATAGAACTATGGCGTGGATGGTATACTTGAATGATGTTGAAGAAGGTGGAGAGACAGAATGGTTATACCAACAACGTAAGATAAAACCAGAGAAAGGAACTGTTGTAATATGGCCTGGTGGATACACACACTTACACAGAGGTAATCCTCCTATGAGTGATAAGTATATTGCTACTGGTTGGTATCAAGGATCTATTGGATTGTCTCAAGTAAATACGGCAGGCATCAATGATAGACAATACATGGAAAGTTTACAGAGCGAATGAACGACTTGAAGGTATTAGTAACAGGTCACAAAGGTTTTATTGGCAAACATGTTTTTGATTTTCTCAGTGACATCTTTGATGTTGATGGACTAGACAGACCAGATGATATAGAAAACTTTGTGGACGTTGGGTGTGCAGACTATGATATTATAATTCATTTAGCAGCCTATGCCGCACTCAGAGATAGTGTAGATAATCCTGAGAAATTCTGGGAGAACAACGTTGAAAAATCTAAACCCATATTTGATTATTGCAGAAAGTATAATACTAGGTTGTTGTATGCAAGTTCTGCTGGTGCATATGGTTGGTGGCAGAACCCCTATGCCATGACAAAGAAAGTAAATGAACTCATGGCTCCACCTAACAGTGTGGGTATGAGATTTTTTAATGTCTGGGCAGAGGAAGGTAGTAGAGATGATATGTTATATGAAATGTTGAAACAAGGAACTGCAAAGTATATCACAAGACATAAAAGAGATTGGGTTCATGTATTAGATGTTGTCAGAGCGATTGCAACTTTGATTCCTAGTAGTTTTACAGGAACAATAGATGTAGGAACAGGACAGATGACCTCTGTTATAGATCTTGCCAATGCCATGGGTATGGGTCATCTTCCTATCAGGGAAGACACACCCAATGAACCTGATGAGTTGTGTGCTAATATAGAACCTCTCATGGAACTCGGTTGGTTTCCAACCGTTAACATTTTAGATACGGTTATTGCGAAAACTGTCAGTGTGTGATACACTAAATAAGGTGAAGTTTATTTTAAACTTGTATGGATAAGAAAACAGCACTAGTATTGGGTGCAGGCGGCTTCATTGGAAGTCACATGGTAAAACGATTACGATCAGAAGGGTATTGGGTTCGTGGCGTAGATTTAAAGTACCCCGATTTCACTATGAGTGCTGCAGACGAGTTCATTCAAGGTGACTTGAGAGAAGTAGGTTTAGTTGCAAGAGCATTAGATGTTGAAGGAGATTCCTTTGATGAAATCTATCAGTTTGCTGCAGACATGGGTGGAGCTGGTTACATCTTTACAGATGAACACTCTGCTGATATCATGCACAACTCTGCTTCAATCAATCTAAATGTATTGAACGAACAAGTTACACTGAATAGATTGTTAGGTGTAAACAAAACAAAGATATTCTATTCTAGTTCTGCGTGTATGTACCCAGAACATAATCAATTAGATCCTGAGAATCCTGACTGCCGTGAATCATCAGCATACCCCGCTAACCCAGACTCAGAGTATGGATGGGAGAAACTATTTTCCGAACGTCTCTACTTGGCATATAATCGTAACTATGATATTCCTGTCTGTGTTGCCCGTTATCACAATATATTTGGGCCAGAAGGAACATGGGATGGAGGAAAAGAAAAGGCTCCAGCAGCTATCTGCCGCAAGGTCGCACTACTCCCAGAAGTGGGAGGAGCGATTGAGGTGTGGGGTGATGGCTTGCAGACAAGATCCTTCCTCTTCATCGACGAATGTATTGAAGCAACCTATAGATTGATGCACTCTGACTTCCAAGGCCCTGTAAACATAGGATCAGAAGAAATGGTTACTATCAATCAGTTGGTAGAAACTGCAGCTAAAGTATCAGGTAAAGTTGTGACAAAGATGCACAAACTTGATGCACCTCTAGGAGTTCGTGGACGTAACTCAAACAATGATCTCGTAAGAGAAAAACTTGGATGGGATTATTCACAGACTCTTGAAGAAGGTATCGCCAAGACTTATGCTTGGATCTCTGAACAAATTAAATCTCGCCAACATGGCGTAGTTGATATTACATCAAAGGAACTAGAACATGCCGAAAGTATCTAAGAAGACTATCAAACTTGATAAGGATGCAATTAAAAAACTAGATATATCTCATCTAGCAGAACAATCACTTAATAAAAATGACTGGCTTACTGCTGGTCAAAGTGAATATAGATTGTACTCTTGGTTATCAACACAATTTAATAACACCACCATCTTAGATGTTGGTACAAGGACAGGCGGATCTGCTCTAGCACTTTCTTATAACGATAAAAATAAAGTTATAAGTTATGACCTAGTAGAGCAGGGCGCCTCTTCTGGTATTAGTAAAGGTAATGTAACTTTTAAGATTCAAGATTTCCGTGAGGATGATACTTTAGATTATGATAATATTTCTATTATAATGATTGATGTTGACCCTCATGACGGAACAGCAGAAGAAGAAATGTTTGAGTTCCTAGAAGAGAAAGGATGGAAAGGTTTAGTATTGCTTGATGATATTGGCCCACAATGGCCAGAGATTGAAGATTTCTGGAATAGAATCACATTTCCCAAGATTAATGTAACAGAGGTTGGACATATGAGTGGAACAGGTTTAGTAAATTTTGATGAAAAACATACTATTTCTTGGTTATAAAAATGTTAGATTATGAAGTAGATTATTTTCAGAGTGCCGTTGTACCCATAGGTGCAGAAAGACCTAAACGTGTTTTGATATTAGGTTCTAGTGGTCAAGTAGGAGCATATCTCACAGAGTATCTTCGTAAAGAAGGATATGAAGTGTTTGAATTTGATGTTGTCAATGGCCCAAATCAAGACCTCACAGTAATTCCTAATGGGCAACTTGAGGCTATGATTCATCTCGCTGATTTTGTTTACTTCCTTGCATTTGATGTGGGTGGTTCACATTATCTCAAGAAATATCAACACACATTTAAGTTCATTGATAACAATACCAGACTCATGGCAAATGCCTTTGGTCTGCTTGAGAAATATAATAAACCATTCATATTTGCATCATCTCAGATGAGTAATATGAGTTACTCTCCCTATGGAACTTTAAAAAGAGTTGGTGAATTATATACAGAATCTCTTGGTGGATTAATAGTAAAGTTTTGGAATGTATATGGTATTGAAAAAGACCATAAAAAGGCACACGTTATTACAGATTTTATTCGTAAAGGGTTTGAAGATGGTGACTTTGAAATGTTAACTGACGGAGAAGAAGTCAGACAGTTTTTATATGCAGAGGATTGTTGTGAAGGGTTAGAAACAGTGATGAAAAATTATGATGAGTTCTATGCTAACGACCCGTTACATATCACTAACTTTGACTATACAACTATCAGAGAAGTTGCTATAATAATAGAGAATGAATTTAGATTAATTGGTAAACCAGTTAATATCATACCAGGTAAAGCAAGTGACACAGTTCAACTTGATAAACGAAATGAGGCAGACCCTTTCATCAGAAAATATTGGTCTCCAAAAACAGATTTAGTAACTGGTATTTCAAAAGTATTTGAGGCAATGAAGAAAGATTATGACTAAAGTAAGCACAATTACACCTTGCTATAATATGAGCAAATATATGAAAGGTTTTTTAAATAATCTTTCAACACAAACTCATAAAGATTTGGAGATTATTCTTGATCATAATGATCCAACTGATGAGGAGATATTATTAGTCGAAGAGTATAATAAAGAACATGATAATATTTTTCATATTGTAGTTGAAGGAGTTGATCCAATCGGTGTATCAATGAACCGTTGTATAGAGTTTGCTACTGGTGATTATCTTTGTATATGGAACGTTGATGACTTGAGAACTCCAGATTCAATTGAGATTATGGCAAAGGTTCTTGATGAAAATCCTGATGTAGATTTAGTATATGGAAATTATGTAATAGTTTCAAATTTTGGAGAAACTAATGGTCAATTCGTGGATGTAGAACCTCATATACATGAATTAAAAGAAGGTATGATATTAGGACCATTTTTTATGTTTCGCAAATCATTAATAGAAAAATCAGGTGTGTTTGATGAGCAACTTATTCAAGGTCCTGATTATGACTTAGCATTGAGATTGGTTCGGAATGGAAAAGCACATTTTATGCCTGATAATTTAGGATACTATTTGAATGAAGGTTTAGGTATGAGCACAAAACCAGACAGTAAACAACCATTGGAGAGAACAGCAATTGAACTTAGATATGGTGTTAGAGTATTAGATAATAGTTTAATTGAATTAGCAAAAGATTCTTATGATTTAGAAAATATTATTATTGATGAAGAAAAAATTCCAGTTTCAACATACGTATAATGAAAGTAATAGGACTTATACCATTTAAGAATGAAGAACATTTTCTTCCAACATATTTGTCAAATGTCAAACCAATATGTGATGAGATAATTGCAGTTGATGATCATTCAACAGATAACTCCCGTAAGATTATGGAAGATGCAGGAGTGATTGTCAAAGGTTATGATGATACAGAAAAACTAAAGGGTGGTTGGACTTGTGGATTGATACGTCAACATCTTTTTAATTATGGAAGAGAAGCGGGTGGCACTCACTTTGTTTGTCTTGATGCTGACGAAACATTTACATCTAACTTTGTGCCAATCGCTAGAGATATAATGTCTCAACTTGAACCTGGTGAAAAGGTTAGAATGCAATGGTTAGCACTCTGGAAAAGTTGCACACATTTTAGAAATGATTATACAGTTTGGAGTAATAACTTTAAAGATTTTATTGTTCGTGATGACCCATCATTAGATTATAATTATGGTTATATGTGTGAAGGTAGAACAATCGGTCCGAATACAGATGAAACACAAAGGACATTAGAACTTGAACACGGTGCTGTATTACATTATCAGTTTAGTTTTTACAATAATTTTCAACTTAAACAAGCTTGGTGTCAGATAGGAGAGTTAGTTCAGAAAGGTTCAGGTGCTATTCATGAAATTAATGCAAAATATAGTATTACAATGTTAGAAGATAATGTAGGTATGTCACAGATGCCAGAGGAATGGATAGAAAATATACCA